ACCAAAGGAAATGAGAATTTAGAACTGCGAGCTTCGGGTACAGGAGATGTTATATTTGATTCTGCTCATTTGTCAAATAATATTACAGCAGTTGATTACACAGGTAACAATGTTAACATTGATTCAGGTTTTACAACAACTTTTGGTATAACAGCAGGAGCACTTGATGCTAAATCACAGTTACAACTTGATGAAATTTTAATCGATGATAACTTTATCACTACAACAAGTTCAAATGCAGACTTAGAATTGAGAGCAAATGGAACAGGCAAAGTAATTATAGATGAAAGTGTTAATGTTCCTAATTCGTTTACAGTTCTTGGTAACACTGTGTTTAACAATATTACTATTAGCTCTAGTATTGCAACAGAATTTTTTGATTCACCTGATATAGATTTTCAAGACAACAGAATTACAACAACACTAAGCAATTCAGATTTAGAGCTTAGAGCTACTAGTGGTAACGAAGTTAAAGTTGCAAGTAGTAATGTGCAAATAGATAATAACTTAAATGTTGTTGGAGATACTACCTTATCAGGTAATTTCCAATTAACTAATTCTATAACAGGATGGAACCTGCCTGGCTTTAGTAGGTCCTTAGACATAGATGGTAACTATGCTATTGTTGGAGCCGACGGAGTAAATACCAATTCAGGTCAAGCATTAATTTACAATGTAACAAATGGAGCTCTATACCGCACACTAACTAACCCAAATGCTTATAGCACTAGCGATGGCGATCGATTTGGGTGGGATGTAGGAATAAGTGGTAACTATGCTATTGTTGGTGCCCGGCAGGAAGACGAGCCTGGTGCTAGTAGTTCAGGTAAAGCATACATATTTGATATAACTACTGGTAGTTTATTACACGTCTTAGATAATCCTAATGCTTATGACACTGCTGTTTCTGATTTATTTGGTGATAAGGTTGCAATATCAGGCAACTATGCCATTGTTACTGCTGCCTGGGAAGATGATGCAGGCGGGGAGTTTTCTGGAAAAGCGTACATCTTTAATGTTACAACTGGAAATTTACTACATACACTAGACAATCCAAATCCTTTTGGTACAAGTGAATTTGATAATTTTGGTAATTCAGTAGCAATAGATGGCAACTATGCAATAGTTGGCACCTCTGGTGAAGACGATGCTAGTGGCTCATTTTCAGGTAAGGCATATATCTACAACGTAACTACTGGATCCCTAGTATATACATTAAACAATCCAAGTGCTTATAGTACCGGTTTTGGTGATGGTTTTGCATATGACGTAGACATAAGTGGTAACTATGCTGTTGTTGGTGCTGTGAATGAAGATGATGCTGGTGGTACTAGTTCTGGTAAAGCATACATCTTTAAAACAACAGATGGAACTTGGACTGATACTACACTAGCTCATACTCTAGATAATCCAAACGCATATTGGACAAGTTTTTCTGACAATTTTGGATCTGCAGTGGCAATAAGTGGTAATTATGCTATTGTAAGTGCGTGGGAAGAAAGGAATCCTACGGCATCTCAGTTAGATTCAGGTGTAGCATACATATTTGATGTTACAACTGGTAATTTGTTATATACCTTAGATAACCCAAATACTTTTGGTTCAGAGCAGTTCGACCGTTTTGGATATAATGTAGGTATAAGTGGTAATAATGTAATAGTTGGATCATACAATGAAAGCACAGTTTATTTTTATTCTGGCGCATTGTTTAACTTTAATGGCGATGTTACACAAAACGGAAACACAAGTCGTACCGGAAATTTAGATATTACAGGAAATATCAGTACAACTAGTGAACTAGTTGTCGGCAAAGAAGCACAGTTTGAAGATATACTTGTAGACGAAAACTTTATTACTACAACATCGTCTAATGCAGATTTAGAACTTAGAGCAAATGGTACTGGTAGTATAATCTTTAACGAAGCAGAAGTACCAGGCAATGTTACAGTAAATGGGTTTACTACGCTTAATGTTGACGTTGTAACACCATTGGAAAATAGTAGATTTGAAACTCAGAATATTGCAGTACATGGAAATCTTATAGAAGCCACCACAGTAAATGGTTCAATAGTATTAGCAACAAATGGTTCAAGTGATGTTATTGTACCCAACAATAATGTTGAAATGACACAAAATTTAAATGTAACAGGATCAACAACATTAAGCAATGCAGTTAACATAGACGGAACATTGACTGCACAAGATATTAATCAAACAGGTAATAGGAATTTAACAGGTAATCTAACCGCGACAGGTAATCTAACCGCACAAAGCAAAGTACAATTTGAAGAAATACTTGTAGAGGACAATTTTATTACTACAACATCATCTAACGCAGATTTAGAATTACGTGCATCAGGATCAGGCGATGTTGTATTTTCAGAATCTGTTGAAGTTACAAATAATGTAACAGCAACAAATGTAACAGTTAATAATATAACTCTTTCAGGTACAGCAGACATAAACAATATGTTTGTACCGATTGATATTGAAATTTTTGATAATGTAATTACTACACTTACATCTAATAGTAATTTAGAATTAAGAACAGATAACAATCCCGCAGGACATATTCAAGCAAGCAATATGACTTTCAAAGACGGAACTATTTCGGGATTAGCAGATCCTAATTTGTTTACGCCTATAGATTTAGTTCTAGATACTGATAACTTAATAGTAGATAGTACAGGTGCTCTACAGATACCTAATGCACCAGCAGTTGCATCAAGTTCCGAAGGAGATTTAATATTTGATAGCACAACTAATTTATTCAACGGCTATTCAGCAACAGGTAAAATACCACTGACAGGATTAGTTGATAAAGACGAAGATACAAGTGTTCTCGTAGACAACAATAATCAGATAGAGTTTGTAACCCAAGGTAATATTAATAGTAAGATTAGTCCAACAAGTTTAGTTGCTACAGTTTTACAAACAAATGATATAGTTTTACAAAATTCTACTATATCCTCAGACACAGATTTTTCTTTACAAGCAAACGGTACAGGTAGTGTTATTATAGGAGATATTTCGTTAGATGGAACAAATATTAATACTACATCTGATATCGAAATGCTAAACACTGGCACAGGATATGTAAAATTTGCTGATTCAAATGCTCTTAGGATTCCAATTGGTGGAACTCAAGATAGACCAACAGTTCCCCAAATTGGCCACACAAGATACAACACTACTCTTAGTAAATTAGAAGTATACGATGGTGCAGCTTGGGTATCTGCTGAAGGACAAACGGGTAACGTTACCGAAGCAGATATGGAAGCACTTTTGGACCTATATACACTGGTGTTTGCCTAATAATTTCACAAAACGATAAATACTATTAATGCAAGTAAGACCATACTTGCAGGGTCAAACTGTGGTTAGCCAGCAAAGAGCGAAAGCTGAAAATTTAGGCTAGAGGGACAGGATCCCCGTATTGAGGAGAAGAGATGGCTGTTGGTCGTATATCAGGTCCGCTCTTAAAGCACAATTTGCTTCGCAACGGAGTGGATTTAGCTTTTGAGACGAACTTATTATATCTAGATGTTACAAATCAGAAGGTTGGCATAAAAACAACTAATCCTCAATATGAGTTAGATGTACTAGGAACTATAAGATCAGATGATTTACTAGTACAAAGTGTCGCTACTATCGGCGACTTAACACTTTCCTCAGATACAATTTCAAGCACAGGACAAGTTATTAATTTAGGAACTTTTGATAATGTAATTTATCAGAATAGGTTGTCTATAGACAGTATTGACATAGAAAATAATCAAATCACAACTAATGTTTCTAACACTAATTTAGAATTAACAGCAAATGGCACTGGTGTAGTACAAGTCATAGGAGATATGAATGTAACAGGAAACATTCATGCTACAGGAAACATTACAGCAGATGGAAGTATTACACTTGGTGATGCAGATACAGACAATGTTGTGTTTGCGGCAGAAGTTGCATCTAATATTGTTCCCGACCTAAACAATACATATAGTTTAGGTACTAATCCAAACACAGGTGGTAAATCATGGAATGATGTTTGGGTTAATAACTTAATTGCTAATACAGTTAGTTCACAAAGTTTAGTTTTAGATGGTGTTGACTTTACTAATAGACCAGGTAATTCTTATTATGTCGGGGTTAACGGTAATGATGCACAATCAGGTGATCATCCGCAAGATCCTTATTTAACTTTAAAACATGCTCTATCACAAGCCACTACAGGAGATGTAATACACATTTACCCAGGTGAATACGAAGAACAGTTTCCTTTAGAAATACCAGCAGGAGTAAGTGTAAGTGGTGACAGCATACGTGGTGTAACAATTAAACCAACTTCAGCAACAAGATATAAAGATGCATTTTTACTTAACGGTGAAACTACAGTTGAAAACATTACTATTACAGATTTTTATAGCGGTAGAAATAATTATACAGTTATATCAGGCGGCGGTGCCACAGGAAGCCTAATTGTAAATGTAGGCGCTTCTGATTTTGCACACACATATGTAAGTGGCGGAAGAATTACAAATGATAATAAAAGTATAGATATTGCAATTACAAATGCATCTTACGATCATATAACAGGACAAATTACACTTACTTATAGCGGTACTGCTCCAATAGCAGGCGAAGAAGTTTACATACAGGATTTAACATTTAGCTGTAATGGAGGAACTAGAGTCTTTCCTGATAACGGTTATGGTTTTAGATTTGCAACTGACTTTGAAGTCACATCTAGATCTCCTTACATAAAAAATGTAACAATAATTACAAAAGGTTCAAGTGTTGATCTAGGAACAAACACTATTGATGATCCAAGAGGATTTAATGACGGTGATGCTGGTAAAGGTGCATATGTAGACGGTGCTTATGCCACAGCAAATTCTAGAGAAGCAGCTATGCTGTTCCATGCAGTTACAATGATTACACCTGGGGTTGACGCACTTTCTGCAACAAACGGCGCAAGGATTGAATGGCTCAATTCATTTACATATTTTGCTAATAGAGGATTACATGCATTTGACAGCAATGATGGTCTTAAAGGAGATGGTAAAACAAGAATAGCTCTTGCAAGTGTTACAGGAACATTTCAAGCAGGCGACACTGTTACATTTACATCAGCAGATGCATCAACGGTTGCTACTGTAACAGTAGAAAGTGTAAGTGGAAAAACATTAACAGTAGACGGAAAAGATACACAACTAGTAGGATTTGATTTTACTCCACAGAGTATTACAGCTGCACCTAGCGGAGCAAGTGCTCAAGAAATTATAAATTTAGACTTACAAGATTTTGGTGCTGAAATACGTATGATCGGCAGTGCCAATGTGTATGGTAACTACGGTCTTTACGGTGACGGCCCGGGAGTAATAGTATATGCTATAGGTCAAAATTTAGCATACATTGGAAACGGAAAAGAAGTTACAAATGACCCAGGCACTGTAATACAAGCAAACGAAGTTGTAGAACTAAACGATGCAAAAATAAGATTTAATTCTGTAGACCACAAAGGTGATTTTAGAGTAGGTGATTTATTCTTCGTAGATCAAGATACAGGTAGTGCAAGTTTTAATGTAGACAACTTTAACATTTCTACCACAAACGGTGTTACAATTACTACAGGAAGTGATACAACCTTTATCGATGGTACAGAGATTACTACAGGTGATTTGCGTATAAGCGGAAATACTATATCTTCTACAACTGATATAAATTTTTCAGCACCTGGTGATATTAATTTACAATCTAATGTTGACATAAGCGGTGACTTAGGTGTAACAGGGGACGTTACAATAGGTGGTAATTTAACTATAGGTGATCAAACTACTGACACTGTACAAATTGTTGCAGGAATAGATAGTAATTTATTACCTAATATCACTAGCACTTATAATTTAGGTTCACCAACAAAAAGTTGGAAAAATTTATATATTAACGAAGCATACATAGATGACATAGAAATAAAAACTAATTACATTTCTACAACTACATCAAATGCTGATTTAGAATTACGAGCCGCGGGAACAGGCGATGTTGTTATACCTAACAATGATTTAGTTGTTACACAAGATCTTAATGTTACTGGCAACGGTACTTTACAGGATATAAATGCAGATAATGTAAGTGTATCAAATCTTACAACTACTGAAAATTTGACAGTAACAGGACAAACTAATTTAAACAGTTTGACAGTAAGCGGTGATGTACAATTTGAAGAAATATTAATAAACGATAATTTTATTACTACAACTACATCTAATACTGATTTAGAATTAAGAGCAGCAGGAACTGGTAGAGTAACAACTGGAGAAGTAGTTGAAGTAGATGCAGATCTTACTGTTACACAAAATTTAGATGCAGGTACTATTGTTTCAACTGGCACTACAACAACAACTAATTTAACTGCCGGCACTATTAATATATACCAAGGTATTGTACAGCAAACAAGCGGTGGTTCAAATTTAGTTCTACGATCAAACGGATTAGGTCAAGTACTTATAGATTCAAATGATGCTACTATCACAGGAAACGTACTAGTTCAAGGACAGACAAACTTAAACGGTTTGGTAGTTAATGATAGTGTTACACATACTGGAGATTTAGATGTAAGTGGTAACATGGATATTGGATACAATATGAATGTGCTTGGTACTGTAAACTTTAACCAAGCAATATTTGATCTACTTACTATATCTGGAAGTACAATTAATGCTACTGATACTGTTTTAAATCCGGATTTGATTTTATCAGCAGATGCTAGTGTAATAATTGAAGACGACACAATTTTTGAAAAAGATTTAAATGTAGCAGGAACAGCAAATATAGATTCTCTTGTGTCTACAGGCACAATTACAGCAAACAGTTTTAGTAATAATGTAATTTTAGTTAGTGGCAACAGAATTAGCACTACTGAATCAAATGCAGATTTAGAGCTAGTTGCTGCAGGCACAGGTAAAATTATAGTACCTTCTAACAACGTAGAAATAACTCAAGACTTAAATGTTATAGGAACTACTGATTTAGATACTGTTACTGTAGAACAACTAACAGTCAATGGCGACACAAGTATAACTGGAAATTTAGCAGTAACAGGAACTATTACAACTACAGGACAGGTTACAGTAAACAGTCAAGCTCAACTTGAAAATATACTTATAAATGACAATTTTATAACAACATTAGATAGCAATAGCGATTTAGAATTAAGAGCAGCTGGTACAGGCGATGTTATTATTCCAAATAACAACCTAATTGTACAAAATGATTTGCAAGTTGACGGAACAGGCAGTTTTGCTGCACTAACAACAACAGGACAGGTTACAGTTGGCGGCACTTTATCAGTTGACAAAGATTTAACAGTAAACGGGCAAGCACAATTAGAAAACATTTTAATCAATGATAACTTTATTACAACAACACAAAGTAATAGTGATTTAGAACTTCGTGCTAACGGAACTGGTGATGTTATTATACCTACAAACGATGTTGTTATTTCCCAAGATTTAGAAATATTAGGTACGGCAACCTTTAACACATTATCTGCTACTGGTACTGTACAGGCAGATAGTTTTTCTACAGGCGATATTTTAATAGATAATAATGTCATAACAACTACACAATCTAACAGTGATTTAGAATTAGTTGCAGCAGGTACTGGTGAAATATTAATACCATTAAATGACGTAAACATAACACAAAATTTAACTGTTGGAGGATCAACTACACTTGCAAATTTAATTGTAAATGGAGATATTACTCACACAGGAAATACAACACAAACAGGAAATGTAAGTGTTACTGGAAATATATCAGGCACAGGTACATTAGATGTTGGTGGCACAGCAAGTTTTGAAAATATTAGAATTGGCGGCAACTTAATTGAAACCACCCAATCAAATAGTGATCTAGAGCTTCGTGCAGCAGGTACAGGTATTGTAAGAATACCAAACAATGATTTAGAAGTTACAGGCGACTTAACTGTCGGCGGATCTTTATCACTTAACTCATTAACAGTTAACAACTCAATAAGTGCTCCAATTATTGAAACCGAAGATATTATAATTGCAGGAAATGTTATTCAAACTACTCTTTCAAATAGTGATTTGGAATTACGTGCAAATGGTTCAGGCACTGTTACTACAACTAGCAATGTTGCATTCAGTCAGAATTTATCAGTAGACGGAAATACTACACTTGGTGTAACAAATATAACAAGCACACTTAGCCATGTAGGAGATGTAGTACAAACCGGCAATACTTCTGTAACAGGTAATGTAAGTGTAACTGGTGATTTAGATATTAGCGGTCAAGCACAGTTTGAAGAAATACTAATTGATGATAACTTTATTACTACAACAACATCAAATGCTGATCTCGAACTTAGAGCAAACGGTACTGGTGTTGTAAGAATACCAAACAATAACGTTGTAATTACAAATGATCTAACAATTACAGGTGACTTAATAGCTAGTGATTTAACAAATTTAGGTGTTGTTAGTGCAAACAGTTATAGTACAGGTGATATATTAATTGATGACAATTTTATTACCACTACACTTTCTAATTCAAATCTAGAACTTCGTGCAAATGGCACAGGAAGCATTTTACTAGACGACATAGAAATCAATAACACAACTATCAGTAGTGCAACTGATTTAACACTTGCTTCTACTTCAGGAAATATTGTAATAAGCGGCAACGGTGCTTTAAGAATACCTGTAGGTACAACTGCACAACAACCAGCAGGCGTAGGAGGACAAATTAGATACAATTCAGATTTAAGTAGATTTGAAGGATACAATGGCACAACGTGGATATCTTTAAGTGGCTTAGAAGACGCCGATGGCGATACTAAAATCACTACAGAACTTACTCCTGGTGCTGACGATGATACTATACGCTTTTATGCAGGAGGCAGTGTTGTTGCTGATGTAAACACAGATAGATTTAGAGTTGCTGATTTAGACTTACCTGAGATTACATTTACTGCAAATACAATTGAAACACAGGCAACAAATGCAGATTTGACGTTGACAGGCAATGGCACTGGCAATGTTCAAGTTGAAAATTTTAGCTTCAACGCAGGAACAATTACAAATACAGTTACAGATTCAATTACAGAATTTGTAAGTTCAGGTAATGGATATTTTAAAATTCCAGGCAGTAAAGGATTTGTTATTCCTGTAGGAACAAACTTACAAAAACCGCAAGGATTAAGTACAGAAGCAGGAATGATTCGTTACAATAGTAGCGACGGCAGAGTAGAAATTTATAATGGCACTACCTGGACAAGTATTGCAGGTACTGCAGGAGGGATAAGTACTATTGATGCTGAAAATATAGCAATTGAATATGTGATAGTATTAGGATAAAGACATGGCAACATTTTTTAGAAATAAAGTTATTAAAGAGGTAGGACTTTTACCTATCACAGCAATTACGACAGATGCAGCAACAAGATCGGTTGTACTAGGTATTAGTTTAAATAATTTAACAGAAGGCACAGTGTATGCAAGTATAAAAATACAAGATGATACAAGTGTAGAAGGATTTTATTTGAAAGATATTATGATCCCACCTAATAGTAGTTTAAGGGCAATACCGCCTGGAGAAAAGTTAATATTAGCAGGTGATAATGCATTAAAAATACAAGCAGATATGGATGCAGCATATGATGCTGTAATAAGTTATGTGGATATTGTATAAGGAGTTGATATGGCAGGATATATAGGAAATACACCAGAAAATGTTTACAATAGTATAAGTTCTCGTTACATGTATGGATTAAGAAGAACTGATCAAGGTGAATTATTTGTAGGAAAATTAGATCAAGCATCTAATGATGGTTCTATTGAATTAAACAAACCGGGCTTGCCGCAAGACAACTTCAACAACTTCCAAGAAGGACAAGACTTTTTTGAAGGTAGAAATGTTAATCATGACTTAGTGTACGAAAATTTAAATTATGAACAATTTAGATGGGATGATAAAAATATTTTTTATTATGTAGATGCAGAAGGTGTTCTTACTGCTAGACTTGGGCAAGCAGTTACATACGACGATGGTTCTTCATCAGACGGATTAGGAAGTTAAAATGGCAGAATTTCGCTTAGATAGATTTAAATTTAATTGGAAAGGTACTTGGGGTTCAAGTATAACATATACCAAAGATGATATTGTATATTATCAAGGTAAATCTTATGTTTGTTTGCTAGGACATACTTCTACAGCAGATTTTTACAACGAATTTAATAACGATTATACAATTGACGTACAAGTTAGCGTTGGTGTAGATAATTTTAATTCTGCAGGAAGTGGGGTATTTTACTTCAATGGCGTTGAACGTCCTGATTTTGATATGATCAGAGGAAACACATACAAATTTATACAAGCTGACGCATCTAACTTTAGTTATAATCAAAATAATTTAGTGCAACCACTAGGAATAAGCACACTAGAAAACGGAACACTACAAGGCGGAACGTTCAATCCTAACGTAAGATATTACATAGATGAAGTAGAAACAACAAGAGAATTATATTATGTAAATTTTGCTACAGCAAATGTAAGATATATAACTTATACTCCTGATGCAAATAGTCCTAAAAATTTATTTTATTTTAGTACAGTCAGTACTGACATGGGAAGGAAGCTAGTTACTAGATATAGTTCATATTGGGAGCAAATGTCCGACGGCCAGCTTTGGTCAAAAAATTGGACAACACAAACAAAATATTCTGTAGGTCAATTTGTAAAATATAACGGTTACATTTACAAGTGCATTGAAGATCATACAAGTACAAGTTTACAAGTTAATGGATTGATTGCAGATATTGCATATTGGGAAATCTTTTACAAAGGGTCCAACTGGCTAGATGAATGGACTGTTGCAACCGACTACAGAATAGGTGATGTTGTTAGATATGGCGGAAAAGTATATCAAGCAAACACACAACACACTTCAAACTCAACCGTAGCAAATGGTTTAGAAATAGACCAATCATATTGGACTTTTGTTAGCGAATCGTTTGACTGGACAGGAGATTGGGCTCCTACAACTAGATATAAGTTAGGTGATGTTGTTAAGTACGGCGGAATAGTTTACATATGTACTACAGCACATACTTCAGCCCTTTCTGTATCAGAAGGATTAGAAGAAGACCAAGGAAATTGGGCAATCAAGTCTGTTGGAATAGAATGGAAAGGCGATCATTCTGCATCTGGAAGATATAAAGTAGGTGATGTTGTAAAATATGGAGGCACCTTATTTAAAGCTATCACTGGTCACACAGCAAACGGAGTTTTAAGAGTTGATGAAAGCAACTGGGAAGTATATGTCCCAGGATTGCAAGAAGAACAAGTATGGAATAATGCAGTAGAATACAACATAGGTGATGTTGTATTGTATGGAGGGTATTCATATGTTGCACTTACAAATAATGCAAACAGTATTCCTAGTGCAAACGGACTTGTTCAAAACACAGGTGACTGGGAAATACTAACTAGAGGTTACAAACTTGTTGGTGACTACGATGTTAATGAAGTTTATAAAACAGGAGAAGTTGTAAGAGTAGGAGGATACTTATACACAGCTCTTACCGATGCTACTGGCATACATCCCGACAGCGATACTAATACTTGGAAAGTAGTAGCTGAAGGATTTAACTTTGAAAACAGATGGACAAATGCAGTTGCAGAATATGACATAGGTGATATTGTAACATGGAAAAGCACTTCTTATGTTTGTGTAACACGACATGCACCTACATCGCTAAACAGACCTGATCAAGGAACTGCTGAGTGGACAGTGTTTATACAGGGTGATCCAGATGCTGTATTAACTTTCCCAGGAGATTTGATTGTAGGTAATTCGTCTAATGCAAAAGATAGATTAGCTCTAGGAGCACCAGGACAGGCTCTAAAACAAATTGGCGGAGATCCTGCATGGGGTACATTTGATCTAGTTACTAATGTATTTTATGTATCACCTCAAGGTGTTGACAGTCCTAACAACGGTAGTCAACAAGCAGCTCCATTTAGAACAATTAAGTACGCACTTGAGCATATAGCCTCAAATATAGATACTGACAATGTTAACACAACATTACTTGTTAAAACAGGTTTTTATCAAGAAGTACTACCTATGAAAGTTCCACGTAACTGTGCAGTCGTAGGAGACGAATTAAGAAGTACAAATATACAACCAGCGGCTGGATATGAAACATCTGATATGTTTTATATGAACAACGGTTCTGGTTTAAGAAACTGCACATTACAAGGACTGTCAGGTACACTAGGCGATGTAAATCAATATTTGACTAAGCGTCCTACAGCCGGCGCATATGTAAGTTTAGATCCCGGCTCAGGACCAAGTGATGCAACAGTTCATATTATAAATAAATCTCCGTATGTACAAAATGTTACTACATTCGGTACAGGATGTATAGGAATGAAAATTGACGGAGCATTACACAACAGTGGTAATGATTCGATTGTTGCAAACGATTTTACACAAGTGCTTGATGATGGTATAGGCTATTGGGCAACAAATGGAGGAAGGTCAGAACTTGTTTCTGTGTTTACATATTTTTGTCACATAGGTTACCTTGCAGAAAATGGCGGAGTGTTACGTGCAACCAACGGAAATAATTCTTATGGTACGTATGGTTCAGTAGCAGAAGGAGTTGATGCCAACGAAACTGCTATCACAGGACAAATTAATAACGAGTCATTTGAAGCAGGTGTGGAGGAATTTTTTGTAGATACTGCTAATCAATCTGCAATATGGGCATTTGGTTATGATAATGCAGGAAGAAATTATTCAACAGCATCAGTATCTATTGCAGGTAGTGGAGCAAATGCAACAGCAGAATATAATGAATTTAGACAAGGTGCTATCGATAAAATACGGGTAACAGCACCTGGAGATAGTACTACACCTGGCGGTATTAATTATACTAAAGTAGTGAACAATGCACAAACAGGAGATACAGGTTCTATTACTATTGCACAAGCAGATGTAGGCAGTGCTGCAGAATACATAGGTCAACGTATTGTTATTTTAAGTGGTAAAGGTGCAGGCCAGTATGCTCAAATTACTGGCTTTGACGAAATAACAAAAAAGGTACTAGTAAGTAGAGAAACTGATTTAAGTAACGGATGGGAACACATAAGTCCAGGTTATCCTATTGTGTCAACCCTTGACGAAACTACTCGTTATCAGATTGAACCAAGACCTAGTTTTGCAAATCCAGCACCTACAACAACAGAAACTGCTGGTAATCCTAATCAAGGAGCAGTGACTGAAATTTACAAATATGTAGCAAAAAATGATACAAATGTTGTAAGAGTAGGTACAGACGGCCAGGGTACAACAAGAATTCAATATTCAGCTATAACAAGTAACGGAACTGTGTGGAATACTGTATCACATACATATTCAGGAAATGCAGTAGGTGTAGTGTGGTCTGGAACTAGATTTGTAATCTTTTATGAAAATGATGCAAATATATCTACATCAGTTAACGGTACAACATTTGCAACTGAAGCAATGACATCGGGTGCTATAGCAGGAATACAAAGTGTTGCAAGTAATGGAGACGGAGCAGTTGTTATTACAAAAACAGTAGCAGGCGGAACTTCTCTACACTGGAGTGGAAATGAAGGTACAACTTTTGCATCACCATACTTGATGCAAGATAGAGAGTCTGCTAAAGTAGTTTGGGAAGGCACACAGTTTTGGGTTTTTGCAGGAGGAGTAAGTCCAGGACCTGGATTAGGACAAGCAACCTCAGTAAGAATATTTTCAGTGTTACCATTGACAGGGACAATATTAGTAGGAAATCATATTGTTAATGATTGGGAAAGCACTAGATCTATCGCAGTTGGACAAAATCAAATAGTTTTCTTATATGAAAACACTAGTGGAGATGTAAAACTAGCAAGATACACACTTCCAGGACAAGGAACCACATACTGGCCTAGTATTGTTGTTGATAATCAATATCAATATGCAGTTTATGGTGCAGGAAACTTTATTTTCTACGGAGGATATGGCACAGATATCTTAGCACATTCAAAAGGTGGAGACCACTTACTTACATTTGGCGATGATAGTTCGGTATTTGCAATGCCTAGTTCAAACAAGTATTATTGTGAAGGAATTTATATAGGTTCTGCATTTTACATACCGTCAGACGATGTAGATCATACACTTGTGGATGTTTATACTAAACCTCTGATAAGGACTAAAGTTACTAACTCAAGAATTGAAAAGTTTGTTATATATGATCCTGGTTCAGGATATCTAGGTTCACCTGGAATGACTGTAGTAGATAATACTGCAACTATAACAGCTAATTTTGATATCAGTGTTCAAGATGGTGTACTACCACAGCCTAAATTTATAGATAGAGGCTTGGGTTATGTGTCTGTCATACCAACAATTACAGGTGATGGATTTACAAATAGATTCCAAACAGGATCTCAAGTTGTACTAAAGAATGTTTCAGATGTACCTGGTCCTGGTGCAAACTTTGAAATTACTGGCATAGATGATGTACAATATTCTATTACAAGAGTTGATAGTCAATCCGGTTCGGCACCTAATTTTGATTTAACAGTAACTATAACACCTAAGATAGATGTAGACGAATCGCCAGATCATAATACACAATTTGTAATTAGAGAAAATTACAGTCAAATTAGACTTACAGGACATGATTTCTTAGACATTGGTACTGGTAGTGTAAGTACAACAAGATACCCAGATCTGTACTTAGAAGGAGAAGATGCTCTAAATGCTAGACAACCATTTAATGAAACTCATGCAGAAGGTGGGGGTAGAGTATTTTATACATCAACTGACCAAGATGGTAACTTTAGAGTTGGCGAATTATTTGAAGTTGAACAGTCTACAGGTATTGTAAGTATTAATGCTGATCAATTTGATTTAACTGGACTTGAAGAGTTAGCCTTAGGTGGTATTATTGTTGGCGGAAGCCAAGTTGTGATAAGAGAATTTTCTAAAGATGATACGTTTGTTGCTAATTCTAACAATATTGTCCCAACACAACGAGCAATTAAATCATACTTAGAAAATCGTATTAGTGGCGGTGGTGCTAACGCTCTTACAAATAGATTAGTTGCAGGACAGGTAGAAATCACAAGTAACACTATAGGAACTACATCAGGACTACAAATTAATGTGCCTCCTGTAGTTGACATAAGGGGAGGTATTGACGGGCACTATCTAGCAGTGCAGTTTTACACGTCTACAGGATAAGATAATGAATATTGATAAATATAATATACAAGCATTTGGAGTGATCAATGGCAGAATTTAAACTAGGTAGAATAAGATTTGTGTGGAAAAACACATGGTCTGCCGCTACGACATATTATAAAGATGATGTAATCCGAAACGGAGGAAACACATATGTTTGTACAGCAGGTCATACAAGCTCATCAAATTTTGCAAACGATGAAAGTAATTATTGGAATTTACTTAGCGAAGGACAGAGTTTTGTTGGCGACTGGACTGTAAACACATACTATAGAGTTAATGATGTAGTAAAATACGGTGGCCAATTATATATTGCAAATACATCACATACAAGTGCAGCTACAGTAGACGAAGGATTAGAAGGTTTAGGAACAACAACCCCAGGTGTTAGAGACGATATTGCTAAATGGGACTTGTATGGAGAGGGATTTGATTATAAATCAGACTGGGTTGCAGGTGCAAGATATAAAATTAATGATATTGTAAAATACAATTCTACACTATACATCTGTACAGAAGATCACGTAGCACAATCAACAAACGCACTAGGACTTGAGCCAGATCAATCAAAATGGGATACATTTTCAAAAGGTTTACAATGGACTGGTGACTGGGAAGTATCAACAAGATATAGAGTAAATGATTTAGTAAAGTATGGCGGACAAGTTTATGTTGCAAATACTGGTCATACATCAGCAGCCACATTAGGAGATGGCTTAGAAGCAGATCAAGGTAACTGGGACTACTTTCATAAAGGAATAGAGTATAGAGGTGATTGGCAAACTCTAACTAGATATAGAATAAATGATTTAGTCAAAGCAGGTGGCGGAATATGGATTTGTACTACCTATCATACAAGCACTACAAATATAGAAGCAGATCAATCAAATTGGGCACAATTTGTAGAAGGGCTAGAATTTGAAGATACATGGTCTCCGACAACTAATTATGAAGCAGGAGATCTTGTAACTAACGGTGGATACATTTATGCCGCTATAAGAAATAATACAGGAAATAAACCAACAGAATCACCAGACGATTGGAACTTATTTTCAACAGGTTTTAATTTTAGAGGAGACTACGGAGACGATAGTACTAATCAAGATTATGAAGTTGGTGATGTAGTTACACTCGGTGGATATACTTATCTTTGTATTACAAGCCACGAAACTGCACAACGTCCACCTAATGCCACTTATTGGGCTAGACTTAATAGCGGCATTTATTGGAAAGCGGCATGGACTGATGCAACGCTTTATGATGCAGGCGATACTGTACGTTACAGCGACAGTAGTTATGTTTGTGTTCTTGCACACACTTCAGATGAAGTAACTTTACAAAACAGACCAGATCAAGACATAAGCGGAACATATTGGAATCTAGTATCCGGAGGTCCTGAAACAAGTGTAATTACTACACAAGGCGACATGATATACTATGATGGTGCAGGTCCTACAAGATTGCCTGTGGGAACAGCTGGACAGGTTTTAGTTGTAAACTCAGCAGGTACTAGACCAGAGTGGTCCTACGTTGGTGCGTTAAATCATGTGTACTATGTAGCACCAAGCGGAGTTGATCAGCCAGCGCCAATATATGGTTCAACACTTGATCAGCCTTGGAAAACTGTACGTTATGCTGCAGAACAGGTTGAGCAAGGCGCACTCAGATATAACGCAAAGAGATTATTATTTAAAAATAGAGCATACATACAAGACGAGATACAAGCATATATGACTGCTACATACAGTTTAGCAGGCGTTGCAACTTTTGAAGAAGATACAGCTAAAATCTTAGATGCTCTAATATGGGATTTATCGCATGGTGGTAATGCTAGAACAAGAGCTGTAGCTCTTACATATTTTGACACTGCAGGTACAACATATACATATGCTACAGCTACACAAGCTCAAGCTGCAGATGGTATAAATTTAATCAAGACCTTTGCAGATGCTGTACTTTCAAATGTTGCACCAGCAACAACGTATGGTACTATTACACAAGTTATAGATAATACTTTAACAGAAGAAGCAGATGCACAAACAACTTTAGAAAGTTTAGTTAATATTATTACAGATGCTATTACAGCAGGTAATACCACAAGTGTTCCAGTACAAGTTAAAGCAAACGATTCAATCTTTGTAAAGACTGGAGAATTTGAGGAAGTTCTTCCAATTATAGTTCCCGAACAGTGTGCAATAATTGGAGATGAATTACGTTCTACAAGAATTAAAGCCGGAGGCAGTTTTGTAGATTCTTCAGATACAACTTACAGTTTGGCAGGAATTGCAAGACTACAGTTAATTATATCAGATGTTGTACAAAACATTGCAATCACAAAGTCAACAAGTAACGCAGAGACACAAGTAACAAGCCGTCCAGCTGGTAATAATGTAGCTGGTGCTTTAGCAAGAGATATTATAGAAGACTTGTATGATTACGTTAATTTTAAGATCAATGGTCTTGGATCAGACCCCGGCATATCTAGTGGAGCAGTTACAGAATATGCTACAGAATACACGTATGCTGAAGAAGTACTAGAAGCAAATAGAACATTTTTGGTAGAAGAAATTATTGGATATATTGCAGATACGTATCCAGCATATACCTATGATCAAGATAAATGTAGAAGAGATGTAAATAGATATATTGATGCTGCCCAGTATGGTGTAAGGACTTTTTCCAACTATAAAGCCATTTACGCAGGTAGATACTATGTAAATGCAGTGAATGGTTCAACACTAGAAGATATGTTCTACATGCGTAACGGTACAGGTTTAAGAAACTGTACAGTAGTAGGCTTAAATGGAACACTAGGAGCTGCAAACTCTTATGGTACAAAACGTCCTACAGCAGGTGCTTACGTATCACTTGATCCAGGTTGGGGCACAAATGATACTAGAGCATGGATTACAAATAAATCTCCGTACGTACAAAACGTTTCAACATTTGGTACAGGGTGTATTGGTTGTAAGATAGATGGTGACCTACATGCAGGCGGTAATGACTCAATTGTTGCAAACGATTTTACACAAATTTTATCAGACGGCATAGGCGTTTGGTGTACAAACTTAGGTAGAACAGAACTTGTATCTGTGTTCTCATACTATGGACATATCGGATATCTAGCAGAAAACGGTGGTAAGATTCGTGCTACAAACGGTAACTCATCTTATGGTGAATACGGTACTGTTGCTGAAGGTGTCGACACTACTGAAACTCCGATCACAGGTAGCGTAAACAACCAATCATTTGAAGCACAAGTACAAAGAGCATTTACAGATGGTAATAACATTTTAACATTCGAATACTTAAACGCTGGACAGTCATATACACCAGGTGGAACAACATTTAGTGTGATAGGTGAAGGATTTGGCGCAGTTGTAAATACACCAGTAGTTAAAAACGGTGGTGTTTTTGAAGTAAGAATGTTAGATCCAAATGAGGATTTTGGAGGAGCAGGTTATTTAACTTCTCAAAACACAGCTCAAGGCGGAACAAATACAACGCTCACATTATCAAATACAGATATTGGTATACCTTCTCAATATGTAGGAATGGCAATATATATCATTGCAGGAGCAGGCGCAGGTCAGTATGGTAGAATTACTAGCTACAACGACGGAACTAAAATAGCACAAATAGAAAAAGCAAGTGATGGTACATCGGGTTGGGATCATCTTACAGGACTAACACCACTTACTACATTAGATGCAACTACAACTTACATAATTGAACCTTATATAGATTTTGCCGATGCACCTTCGGCTACATATGCTGACAGAGCAAAAGGAAGACCAATAATCGAAGATGGTAAGATACAACTTATTACAATTTACGATCCAGGTTCAGGATACCTTAGTGCTCCAAGTATAACTATTGTTGATCCAAATAATACAGTGGATGCTCCGGTACAGGCAAGAATAGCCGACGGAGTACTTGCACAACCAACATGGACTAATAGAGGTACTGGATTTACTACAGCGTCTGCAGAAGTTACTGGTGACGGCTTTATGGATAGATTCCAAGTAGGGTCACAGTTTATTATTGATAACATGACTGATGTGCCAGAAGCAGGAAGTAACTTAGTGTTTGGCCACTTGCCAAATGAGGTATTTAAACTTGTTGCTGTTAGAGACTTACAAGGAACAGGACCTTATACAGCACAATTACAAGTTGCACCAGATGTAACAATTACACAGGCACCTAGTGATAATGAAACAATAACAATGAGATTACGTTATTCACAAGTAAGATTAACAGGACACGACTTCCTTGATATTGGTACTGGTAATTTTGCAAATACAAACTATCCAGGAGATCCTTTAATTGCACCGGATCCAGATAAAGAAACAAACAACTTTGGCGGTGGTAGAGTTTTCTATACATCAACAGACCAAGATGGTAACTTTAGGGTAGGTGAACTGTTTAGTGTTGAACAATCTACTGGTATTGCAACACTAAATGCTGATGCATTTAATTTGTCAGGACTACAAGAACTTACGTTAGGTGAGTTAGCATTAGGTGGTACTGGAGCAACAATTAATGAATTTAGCACAGACGGTACTTTTACAGCAGACAGTGATAATATTGTTCCAACACAAAAAGCTATTAGAACATATATTACATCACAAATTGGTGGTGGTGCAGCTACGCTAAATGTAAATAGTATCACAGCTGGACAAGTCCAAATTTCAGGACAAGAAATTACCACTACTACCGGTAACGAAATTACAGTTGTGCAAAAAATGAATTTCGAAAAAGGTGTAGACGGTGTTCCCGTAGCAATGAACTACTTTTTAACGCAATAAATGGAGATAAAATAAAATGGCCACAGGTAGATTAGGAGTTGCAGACTTAACAGGAGACGTAAACAATACATTATATACGTGTCCGGTTGATACATTCGCAGTAACAAGTGTATCAATTTGCAACAGAGGAAACTCAGCTGTATCAGTAAGAATTGCAGTAGCAGATCTTGATACTCCGGTAAATGCTGAGTATATAGAATATGATGTAGAACTTCTAGCAAAAGGTGTGCTAGAAAGAACAGGGATTGTACTTGATGCAGGAAAGAAATTAGTTGTAAGGTCGTCAGGATCAAATGTTTCAGCAGTTGCTTTTGGTATCGAGACGCCTACGGCATAAATACAATTAACAAAGGAATAATACAATGGGTAGATACATAACAACAACAGGTACTGCAAGTCCAGTTATTAGGGAAGTTTCAACAACCTTTAGTGCTACTGTTAATGATAGAATCCTTGCTGATAGTAGTGGTGGTGCTTTTACAATTACACTGCCAACAAACACAAGTTTATTAGTAGGCGATCAAATACAAATCATTGATGTAGCAGGCGGGTTTAACGGTAACAATGTTACAATAGGAAGAAACAGTTCTTTGATAAACGGAGCAGCAGAAGATCTAGTAGCAGACGTTGACGGTGCAGTTATAACCTTATTATACACAGGCGCAACATATGGTTGGGTAATTACAAGCTCTTAAGGAATATTAGATATGGCATCATTATCAACAATAGTACAGTCTAGATTAGGCACAGGCGGCGGAAATGAGACGAACCTTGAAAAAGGTCAAATCTATTACTTCACACTGCAAAACTATAATAACAATACACACGGACCATGTAACCAATGTAATACATGGACAGCACCGACAAACGGCACGGCCATTGTCGAAATTTGGGGTGCCGGCGGATCTGTGGGTAAAATGTGCTGTTGCGGATTTGCTATGCCAGGCAATCCAGGAGCGTATGCAAAGAAAACTATAGTAATGTCGCAAAATGAAACAATATGTATGAATATTGGAGAATCTTGTGTCAACGACGGACTTTGTGTTAAAGGCATTAGTCAGCCAACATGTGTATGTTGGATTACTGGCGGAGCACAAGGTAACGGAACAATGTGTGCTGGAGGCGGCAGAGGCGGAGAAGCATTTTGTGTAAGCGGCGGCTCAATGTTTTGTTGTGCAACAGCATGTGGTTACCCAGGGCAAAACTTTGCAACTGTAGCTGGCGGCTTCAGCGGCGGCAGCAGTGGTTGCGGAATTGTATGTAATTACAAAGCAGGCGAAATGGCAACAGCAACCGGTGGAGATGTAAATATTTCACCACAGTTCTCATGTATAGCACTATCCCATTGTAATCCTTGCTGTCAGTGTCATATGTACGGAACAAATGCTGTACCACCAGGTTATGTATCAGAATGCGGTGGTTTAGTAGGGTATACTATGCACTGTGGACACACAATTGATAGACCTTCAGGTGTTGGAATGAAACAGTTTATATATGCGTTGAACGCTCATAATAAAGCACCGTCAGTTGGACTTCCTGGAAGTTTTTGTTGGGGAGCTGGTAGAATGTGCGGATGTTATGAGTGTAATACAGCAGCAACTCATATGGTGCCACATGGCATAGGCGGTCCAATTGCGACTCCTTGTTCAAGTGTTAGAAATCACGGATGGCGCGGCGGCGCAGGAGCAGTAAGGATTACATTTAAATAGGAAAAAATAATGGCAGTACTATCAAACATATTATCAGGTAAAACAAGTCCTTTCGTAAGTGAAACTAATTTAGAAAAAGGTATAGTAACTACTTTTACTCAAAGTGGAGGTTTAACTGAAGGCGGGATACAAGCAACACAAAACGTATGCTATAATTTTCCGGGTGCAGGAACAGCAGTGATTGAGGTTTGGGGTGCTGCAGGAAGTAGCGGCAAAATGTGTTGTTGCGGAGCAGGTATTCCCGGCAACCCACCTGCTTATGCAAGACGTACTGTAACAGTTGACGGCGCAACTTGGCTTAGAGGGTTTGTAGGAGCATCTTGCTCTAATGATAATTTATGCTTTAAAGGATGTAGTCAAGCAAGTTGTATTACAGTATGTTCGCCAAATGGTACATTAAGTGGACCAACAGGGAATAGCACATGTTTTTGCATATGTTCACAAGGCGGAGCAGGCGGCATGACTTTTTGTAACGGAAGTTCACAACCTTACTGTTGTTTCCGAGCAAATGGATTTTGTTTTACAGATTACGGCTCATCATGCGGAATGATTTGTAATGTAAGATTTTGGAATCCACGGTGTGCATATGGAGGAGACGTAAACTGTAATTCAGGAGACCCAACTGATGTTACACACAATCACAGTAAGAGTGAATTCTGGAGATGTTATCCTTGTAGATGTACTCAGAATGATTATTTAGGTGTACCTCCAGGCATTATAGCAGAAGAAGGTGCCCAATTAATTTACGCAAGAGAGTGTTATTCTGCGAATACAGGCGGTACTGGAGATGGCCCTGGACAGATTAGATTAGCAATAGCAGGAGCAGGAAGACTAAGTAGTAAAATTGGAGGAGTAAACAGTCAATGCTGGAATAGCAACAGAACCTGTGGATGTTATGAAAACAATCATTGTTCCGCACATATTCCTCCTGCAATACCAGGTCAAGGCGCAAGCACAGCAAGTAGTGTTAGAGATTATGGTACGCGAGGCGGCGGCGGAATAATTAGAATAAAGTTCATTGGAGCATAAAACATGGCAAATTTAAGTGGAATACTTTCAAAATATAGTGGAGCAGAATCAAACGATCAGAACATAGAAAAAGGTAAAGTTTACTATGTTACTCCTGGAACAATGAATGCTTATTTTTGTTGTAGAGCAACTGTTTGCATGCCAGCAGCCGGACAAGCAATAATTGAAGTATGGGGAGCATCAGGTAGTGGCGCTATGATGTGTTGCTGTGCTATAGGTTTGCCAGGAAATCCTGGAGCATATTTAAAAAGAACAGTGAATGTAGATTCTTCAACAAGATTTTGTATTAGAGACGATCAAATAGGATTTAGTTGCGGTAATTCGAGCTCTTTATGTTTTAGAGGGTGTAGTCAACCAGCTCAAATAACAGCTTGCTCACCAAATGGGACATTTACAGGCCCAACAGGAAACAGCTCATGCTTCTGTCTTTGTGCCCAAGGCGGCATGGGAGGAATGCATTTGTGCCAAGAAAGTTGTTCAGTGTTGTGTAGATACAGAAGTTGTAACTATTGTGCTACACAAATAGGATCAAATGGTTGCGGCATTATATGTAACTATGGTAGTTCATTCAACTTCTTACCAACAGCGTACGGTGGTGATATAAACTGTGGCGGCGGTTTTAGTTGTCTCTTTGCAGGACATTGTAATAACTGTTGCACAAACTGTTTTATTGGATACCTACAAGTAGCTGCAGGAGTATATGGTCCTGAACAACAATCATTAAAATATGGTTACATGTGTGGACATAGTTTTGTTCCGATGAGGACAAGCGGATTTCCTAGCTATATACAATCTATAGCAGGTCATGCTAAATCACCAACACAAGCACAACCGATGTACGGATGCTGGGATAGCAACATGTACTGTGGTTGTTATGAATACAACGGATGTACACCAGTTGCATCACACGGAATACCGGGATATGGAGGGAAAACATGTTCTGGAATTAGAGACCACGCCACTCGCGGCGCACACGGTGCTGTAAGAATACAATTTATTAGGAGTTAAAAGATGATTACAAAGCAATTTACAGTTAATGTACCAAATGAACCTTTTTCAAGTTCAACATCTGACGGGAAAACTGTAACATGTACTTACGAAGGTGCTAGGTACTGTGTTATAAGCACCAAAGATGGCAAAGTTCAAACGCACGAAGGCTACTTTAACAGTGCAGACGATTATAATGCATCAGATTTTGTAGACGATGAAATGGAATATCATTTGATCGATGCAGATGCACACCCAATGGAAATATCTTTCCTTACAGATAGGTATACAAATGAAGATATAGACAACTATGAAGAAACTTTACCAACAGGCGAAGTTTATACGTATGACTATCCAAATGAAAGCGGTGTATTAGATGTCATCTATGACAGATGGTCACCAAATTGGTCATATGATGCTGATACAGATACATTTAGTGGTTTAGAATACGAGACAAGTGCAATTACACAAGAGCAATTTGATGCGGCAATCGCAAACCATTTAGAACTAATTGGAAATATTGACATGTCTATACAGAACGAAGCAATGACAACTGCAATAAACGAATACAAAGCGTTTTTTGAAAATGTTGCTACAACCTATGATGGTGTTGCACCTTTCAAGATTCCATTTCCACTTGCTCCGCAATGGAATGAATAAAACCAAAACTTAAAAAGCCTTTGAAACATACAGCTAAGTAAATTTATATAATATTTGCTTAGAGGATTAAAATGAGATCAAAGGCTTTTTTTGTGAATGGCGGTTACGGAAGAATGTTATCGTCAATTCCAGCTCTTGAATTATATGCTAAAGAATCAGGAGATGATGACTTTATAATTGTATGTGAAGGCGGAACAGATGCATACAAAGGTCATCCACTACTAGATGACAAAGCATATGATTCTTGGACAAAAAATTTATTTAAAGACAAAGTAAAAGATAGAGACTGTTTTACAACAGAACCCTATCGTGTTTGGGAATATTACAATCAACAATGTAGTATTGCACAAGCATTTGATATTGAAATAAATGGTAAAGGCATAAGAGAATTGCCCAAACCTTTACTAAGATTATCTAAAGAAGAACTTGTATCAGGTAGACAAATTGTAAGCCAGGTAAAAGAAAAACTTAAAAAAGACAAGGTTATTGTTATTCAGCCTTTCGGTAGAACATTACAAGTTTTAGATGATAGCTTCGTTGATTCTAGTGGAAGAAGTATTGAATTCAAAGATTTAAAAGCCTTAATACGCAAATTACAAGAAGAAAACTTTGCTGTTATAATAATGGCAGAAATGGTTTTTGATTTTAGCGGAGATAAGTTTAAAGATGAAGTTGCCATGCCAGAAAATGTTTCTTTGAGGCAATGGGCAGCAGTAATGAAATATTCAGATCATTTTTTAGGGTGCGATAGTGTAGGACAACACTTAGCTCATGCTGTTGATACAAACCAAACAGTAGTGCTAGGTGCAACGTATCCTATTAATGTATCATATCCCGATACTGAAGGTGTGGAAATTGTTGACTTAGGAATGCATAATAGAATTTACGACCCTATTAGAATTATGCCAGACGAAGCAACATCAAGACATAATGAAAATATTATGTCAATGAACGAAGAAGTTCACGATTATATTATAGATAGGGTTCTAGGAAAAGAAAAAGATGAAGACGACAAATAATCAAACTGGTTATATAGCAGCAATAACAAGGGGTCATAATGCAGGTGTCTGTTTGCTAAAAGACGGCGAAGTTGTTTTTAGTATGGAGGAAGAAAGACTTACTAGAACAAAATACGACGGCACTCCTTTTGCATCAATGGTAAAAATTCTAGAATATACAGATAAAATTGATTGGCTAGTTGTAGCACATACTTCTTCATTGAAAATTGATGGGTATATTAAGACTGATTATACACAAGAAGATATTTATACTTCAATGGCTAGAAAATTAGGACTTATAGATAGAAATATAGATGACCCTAATCATCCGCAAGTTATAGATATGGCTTATCAGCATCACAAGTTACATGCTGCATGTGCATTTTATAGATCAGGTTTTGACGAAGCGACAGCAGTAGTTATTGATGGCGCTGGCACAATGTTTCCTTTGAATATACCAGAAATGAGGTATGACGATGTAGGTTGGGAAACTGAAACAATTTTTGAATGCAAGTATCCTGATAACATTAGTACTGTATATAAACATATTGGAACAAAAGGTCCAATAGGAACTATTGTAACTAGGGCAAAAGAAGAAGGCAACGAGTCTAATGATTATGATCTTATTATAAGCGAATCGTCTGGAATAACAAAAGTGTATGAAGGTGTTACAGACTTTTTAGGCTTTAGTACAATTGAAGCAGGAAAAACTATGGGGCTATTTCCTTATGGTAAACGAGACGAAAATATTCCTTCACTTTTTGATAAAAATGATGTGTTTACTAAGAGTAATAGAAACTTAGTTGTGCCTTGGTATCCAATGGGATCTATAATAAACTGGCAAACTTACAATGCATTAAGAGATACAGATTTAGAACAAACTGATGATTTAACAACTTTAGACAGTCGAAGAAACCTAGCCTATCAATGCCAGATCGAAACTCAAGATGTTGCATTAGACACAATTATTGCAGCTGTAAATAGAACAGGAATAAAAAATGTTGTTCTATCAGGAGGATATGCACTAAACTGTGTGGCTAATTATCATTATCTCACCAAATTAAATGAACTAGGAATTAATCTTTATGTCGAGCCTGTATCGAACGATGCAGGAACAGCTATTGGTGCAGCTTGGTTGTATTATAGACAAATATCTAAAGATAACAAAAATCACGGCAGGGTTGATAATGTTTATTTAGGTCCAAAATACGACTATAGTTTAAACGAAATAGATAAAGTTGTAGAAAAATACAACGGAGAAATTAAAGATAGCTCACACGAAGAAGTTGTAGAATTAATGACGCAAAAAAATATTGTTGCATTATTTCAAGGACAAAGTGAAAACGGTCCACGAGCATTAGGTAATAGAAGTTTAATGTTTGATCCTACATTTAAGGACGGCAAAGACTGGGTAAATCGTATTAAGAGAAGAGAATATTTCCGCCCATTTGCGGGATCTATTCTAGAAGAAGATGTACACGAATGGTTTGATCTACGCGGCATGGAAAGCTCTCCCACAATGATGTATGCTGTAAATTGCCAAGACGGTGTTGAGGAGAAAATTCCTGCAATTATTCACATAGACGGTACTTGCAGAATTCAAACTGTGAATAAAGATCAAAATCCGATTTATTATGATATTATTAAAACATTTAAAGAAAAAACTAAGTGTCCTATAATTTTCAATACCAGTTTTAATTTAGGCGGCGAACCTCTAGTTGAAACACTAGACGATGCATGTAGGACATTGGCTGAAAGTGAAATAGAATATCTCTATATTCCAGAATACGGTAAACTTATTACACTGAAAAATTGAATAAATAGTTAAGCAAGGAAAAACTATGTTCGATATTTCTAGATGGTTTACAAATGGGTTACAAAATACAATACTAGTAAAAAATAATGCTGGGACTTCTCACAACGGACCTTGGAAACAAGTTTTTACTAATACATTAGTTGACAGATGGCATGTAAGAGATTTAGGCGCCGCAGAATACACAATATTTTGTGATTTAAATACAGGCAACAAGGAAATAATTAAATGTCTTGTTACAGCGACTATCAACGATGCCAGTGTTGTTATCTATGCAAGGAATAATACAAATCAAGAATTAATTACACTTGATGTTTTTGTAAATGAATCATACGTTGAACTATATGCATCACCAAAAAATGCAAGTTTAGAAGGTTCAAAACTAATTTTTACACCTCAATATTTTCATAATCAAAATATAAGCTAAGTGTATACTACTGTTATCGATAAATACAATAGCAGGAGATAGACATGAAATTAGCACAACAATCCCCATTTGAGTCAGAATATGGATTTAAAGGTCCGGGATTTTCTGTTGATACAGCTGGTAATATAATTGCAAACAGTATAAGCACTGCAACAGCACCTACAAGCGGAGACAGTAATATTGTCGACTTTACTGTTACAGGTTCTAATGATGAAGTTTTTATTAGTGAACAAGGAGTTGATGCATTTCCAACCCTTACATTAGCAAGGCAATCTTCATATCTTTTTGATCTATCTATTGCTAGTGGATTTTATATTTACAATACAAACCAAACAGATTTGTATAGCACAGGATTAGTACACAGTGCTGGCGACACCCTTGACGATGCACAAGGTGAAGTAGATGGACAGTTAAGATTGTCTGTATCTATTGATGCACCTGATGTTTTATATTATACAGACATAGCACAAGCAAATTTTGGTACAATTAATATAACAGATCCGCAAGGAGTTTTTGGTACTGTAGAACTTACAGGGCAAGTAGCTTCAACATCTACAACAACTGGCACACTAAAAATAGATGGCGGACTCGGCATGACAGGAGACATGTATGTCGGTGGCACACTTAATGTAGCAGGAACAGGAATATCAGATGTTCTGTCAAGTACAAACTTAAATTTAGGTGCAACAAATGAAATAGTATTTAAGATTGATAACGTAAGTCAAGGTACATTATCTACTTCCGGCTTATCGTTACCACTAATTAATACCAGCATAAATAATACAACGATAGGAAGCACAACGCCATCAACTGCTGCTTTTACAAGTGCAACGGTATCAAGCACAGCAACAACAGCAAACGATGTTGCAAATAAAGGGTATGTAGATACCACAGCAACAGCATTGGCAATAGCATTTGGGTTATAAAACATGGCAAAAAGACAAATTAAAAATTATGTATTCAAACCAGGCATAGGAGTTTTAGGAAATGTATATCCTAATGCATATGCTTTACTAACACAAAACAAAGCATTTATACAAAAAGAAGCTACAGCATGGATAGCAAGCCAAGTATCAGCTGGCGCATCGGGGTTTGTTGGATATACTTATAATACAGAAAAATGCGAAAGAGATGTTGGATTAATTGTAGACGGTTATGCATATGATTTAAGATATGGCGGAAATTCTAAAACACACAAGTATGCAGGATACTACTGGGATCAAGATGTTGCACAGATAGACGGCGATCGTCAACCTGAAATACAAACACATACATTTATACAAACATTAGTTCATGACTACATTTTTAATAATACAGCATTTACAGCACTAAATGTTTTTGAAACACAAGTTATACTCTCAGACGATGCAGAAGCAGATGCAACAACAAAGTTTGAAACACTTTCAGATTTTGTAATTGCTGTAATTACCAATGGACTTAGTTCTTTACCTACTCTTGAAGAAACAGGAGTTGGTACAATTCAAATGATAGGCAAATACGATACATCTGAATTATTATTGATTACCAACACAACAAAAAATGAAATAATTTATAATTTTAGTAATCCTTCAACCGGCGGCACTATAGATATATTTACAGATTCAAGTAATTTTACTAGTTTCTTACAAACTACAGACGGTGTGACACAGATAAGTTTAAATTATGATACAAGCAGCCACAGTTCAACAGACGATGTTCAAATATTTGTAGAAGAAAAAGAAGTAAGAACAAGGCCTTTTGATTTTGGTACAGACGCAATTGAACGTATGCGTATTGCACCACCTCTAAGTATGCTTGATGCTGACTTTGAATATGGACTTCAGCCTACTAAATGGGCAGCTATTGGAGTATTACGTGGCTATCCATCAGTCTACGAATTACCAGGAACTGATACACAAGTCGTAAGTGTTGTTACAGATGCAAGTGCAGGCACAAGCGGTATTGGTCAATCTTTGATTACAGTGACTACAGGCGGACCACACGGATTTAGTGTAAACAACCCCATTACTATTAAAGCACTAGAAGACACTGTTGTAGGTGCTGCAAGAGCAGAAGGTAGTTTTATTATTAACAGTGTGCCAACTGATAATACATTTACATATTTTGCTAAATCAAAAGTTGGTACAACAAACGGTGATGTCCTAGCAACAACTTACACACAATTAAGAGAAGCGGCGTTTTACACAGGAGCATCTATAGGTACAAATCCTGAGTTTATTATACAAAGTAATGGTTCAGCAGGTACTTTGAGACTAGAATTAAATGTGGATCAAGGAGCAACAATACTTCCGTTTGATATGGAAGTAGGTGCATCGCCAGAACTAGGTGCTCCATTAGTTGGAACTGGACTTCCTACAGGTACACAAGTTACACAAGTAATTGATCAAAGTGCTGGTGGCGGTACGTATTTGACTCCCGAAACAGTAGGAGACTACAATCTTGGAGATACAGCAATAGAAGTTGTTGACCCTGCAGGTATTGTGCCTAATCTTGCTGTTAATAGCGGTGACGGTTCTGCAACATATGTTACAAGTGTTGTTGGCTCAACCGTAAATCTTTCAAAAGGACTTACAGCGGGATTAATAGGAAATAGAGCAACTTATACTAATGTTGGAGGTGAAAATAAAGAAAGCACAGGTGTAGGAGCAGAATTTACGATAACTAGATCTGCTGGTACTTATACAGTAGATGCTATTACTGTTGCAGGTAGCGGTTACGAAGCAGGAAACAAAATCGTTGTTGCAGGTAACAATTTAGGAGGTCAAAGTCCCACAAATGATTTAATTATAGAAATAATTTCAATAGATATAAACACTGGCGGAGTTACTGGAACAAACGTAGTATCAGGTACAGCAAATGACGGTACTGGAACATTTAATGATGTACCTGCAAACAATGTAGGCTCACAAGGTACTGGTGCACGATTTGATGTAACTTATGTTAATAATGTGTATTCATCAGTTAATTTGAATACAACAACAACTACGAGTGCAAATTATAAAGCAAATGATATTATACAAATTGATGGTTCAAATTTAGGCGGTGTTACATTAACAAATGATTTAATTATAACTGTAACAACAGTAGATGCCGGCACAGGAGAAATAACAGCCTTTAGTGTGTCAGGAACTGCACCAGATGCTGTAGTTTCATATGACGATCCTACATACACTACTAATAACATTGGTAGTGGTATATTCTTTACTGTTACAAGAACAGGAACTACATACAGTTGGCAATTTAGTGCAGAAAGCGGATCTACTGGTGTAGATTTTGTCGCTAATGATACTATCACTGTATTAGGCAGTTTGCTAGGCGGAGTTGATATTACAAACGACTTGACATTAACCGTTTTAACAGTTGATGGTTCAGGAGCAATTTTAACTTTTAGTGTAGCAGGAACAGCCGCAAATACAAATTCATATCCCGATAGTGAGTCTACAGTAAAAGAAGGTACAGGAGCACAATTTAATGTATCTTATGCAACAAACGCTTACACTATAACACTTGCTAATGGAGGAACTAACTATGGAGCTAACCAAGAACTTACAATCTCTGGTACTTCGGTAGGAGCAGTTTCGCCAACTAATGACATAACAATTACGATAAGTTCTGTAGACAGCTCGGGTGCAATCACAGCATTTACAGATTCAGGAACAGCACCATTAGATACAGAAACTTACACAGCAATAAACGGTACTAACTATATTCCAGTAGGTACTCTTGCATCATTTGATATAACAAGATCAAACGGAACGTATAGTACAGTAAATCTTGCTACAGGAGGTACTGGTTATCTAGATGGAGATATAATTGTAATCTCAGGAAATCTTATAGGCGGACAGACACCACAAAATGATATATCAATAACAGTTCAAACATCTAGCCAACCAACTGGTCAAATATCAAGCATTGTTGTTAACGCAAATCCGGCTTCTACAGGCGATCCGTTTGATTTAATTTCAACAGTGCTTATTACTGAACAAGCATCACAATTACTTTTAAAAGATGCATTAATTACATTTTCTGAATTAGCAACACTGGATGTAACATTTGATAGTAACCATGGTTTAGTACCAGGAGATACATTTATCGTTGCTATTACCTCTGACGATACAAGTAATAACCACAAACTTGCAGGCGGCTCATTTTTTGTAACAGAAGTCCCTACATTAACAAGTTTAAGATATCAGGCTAGAACAGCAGGTACTATTGATACTTCTAATGGCAATAACGTTAAAGGTATAGTATATCCTAGACCAGATAGTTTCTTTGTACACAGGCCTTATGATGGCGGCGTACAACTAGGCACCGGCGGCCCACAACACGGCGCACAAGCAATACGTCAAAGTAAAAAATATATCAGATACCAATCAGGTAAAGGCATTATGTACACAACTGGCGCACTCTTTGCACCAAGTTATGATTTACGTAGTGTAACAGCCGATGGGGTAGAAGTTAATTCTACCATAACTGTTACAACTGACGATAATGATCACGGCGTACAAGTGGGTGGTAGAATTAGACTAATAGGAATTGAAACACCAGGATACAACAGCGGACCAGAAACAGCAGTACCGCCAGAATTTGAATATGAAGTTATTGATGTTGTAGATGAAAGAACATTCAAAGTTAGATCTCAAAGGAGACTTGGCGATACAAATGCAGTGCTAGGATTTGGATCGCAAATGTCTGTAGTTGGCTGGCATGGAGCAACTGTAAGATCTGGTATATTTGATGACCAAAATGGTATTTTTTGGGAGTTTGACGGCACACAAATAAGTGTGGTACAACGTACTGGAACAAGACAACTAGCAGGTACAGTAGCTTTGCAAGTTGATCAAAATACAATGACTGGAACTAATACAAGATTTCAAGATCAATTAAAAGCAGGAGATAGAATAGTTATAGGAGGAATGACACATGTTGTTACCTCTGTTACTAGTCAAACAGCAGCAACTGTTACACCTGATTGGAGAGGTGTTGTAAACACAAGCGGTAAAAAAGCAAATCTTATTGTTGATAAAAAAGTTAAACAGAGCGAATTTAATTTAGATAGACTAGATGGCACAGGACCAAGTGGTTATGATATAGATATTGCTAAAATGCAAATGATTGGCATACAGTACAGTTGGTACGGTGCTGGATTTATTGATTTTATGTTACGTGGTTCTGATGGTAATTTTGTATTCTGTCATAGAATGCGTAATTCAAACGTTAATACAGAAGCATTTATGCGTTCAGGTAACTTGCCTGTACGTTATGAAGTAACAAATGAAGGTCCTTCAGGTAAACTTGCAGTAGCAATGGATAATACCCAAGATACTATAGTTTTAGAGGATTCTAGTTTCTTCCCTACAGCAGGTACAGTTTATATTGATAATGAAATTATAACTTTTAACGGAAATGACTATGCTACTCATACACTAACAGGATGCACAAGATCAGCAACATTTACAAATTTCCAAGCAGGTGCAGATAGATCATATACAGCAGGTGCAGCAGATGCCCATGATGCTAGAACTGGAGTTGTTTTAATATCTCAAACAATTACACCTCTAATTAGTCACTGGGGTTCAGCATTCCTTACAGACGGCGGTTTTGATGAAGATAGAGGGTATATCTTCTCATACACAGAAGGAGCAGAAGCATCAGTAGAAAAAACTACATCATTTTTGATTAGACTAGCACCTACTGTTTCTAATGCACTAATCGGAGATCTAGGAGAAAGAGAACTTCTTAACAGAGCACAGTTACTACTACAAAGTTTAGAAATTACGTCAGACGGAGTTGATGGTAGTAATAACCCGATTACAGGTGGTATTGTTATCGAAGGCATTCTTAATCCAAAAAATTATCCCCTCAATCCAGGAGATGTACAATGGCAAGGATTGTCTACACAAGCACAAGGAGGACAACCTAGTTTTGCTCAAGTCGCATCAGGAGGTGCTATAACATGGGTATCAAGCCAGTCTGGTCCTACCACACAAACTGTTACATATCAAGGTAATATGACATTATCAGGCATTACAAACTCTGACGTTGTTGATGCAAATGGTAATGGTTTTTTTAATACGACAGATAACTTTATGTATGTATATGCCTCGAATTTAGATCCTTTAGGTTTGCGAGTAGGTGCAACTTGTAATACAGTTCCTTTTAATGGTAGAAGAGTTACGCAAATAATAGGACCAGTTGACTATGGATTTCCAGGTGGTCCAGAATACGAAGTATATTTTGATGGTAATGCTTCAAATGAAGGCCAAGATTATCAAGCAGGTAGCCTAAGTTTAGATTTTACATTTAACACTGCTACCAAACAGAGTCCTACAGCATATTATACTGAAGCTAGTTGGGAAGCATCTGGGTTACTAACAGGTGCAGCTATTGATAGTACAGATACAAATTATCCGGCAGGAACAGTTGTTGCTTCGGTAGTAGAGAAAAATTTCGGAACTACAAATTATTACGAAGTTACACACAATAATAGTGCATTAGGAATATTGAGTGGTGGTACTAATGTAATCTATAACGCAACAATACCTGAATACGCTTTGCCTGGAGAAACTATTTTCTCATTTGTTGCAACACCAGGTGAACGTGCAACTGTTGATTTTAGTACACTAAAAGAACTTACAAATACACCTTTAGGTGGTAGAGGAACATATCCAAATGGGCCTGATGTTCTTGCAATAAATATATCAAAAACAAAAGGCATAGCAACAGATACTAAAATTATACTTAGATGGGGTGAAGCTCAGGCGTAATTGCTTTCTAACCAGTTAGCAAAGTCTGATAAATTATCAAATATTTTTGTACGTTTTTTAATTGCTTTGTAAGCAAACTTATTAAGTTCTTTTTCTGTTTTTTCGCCATAGCCAGTACGCACAAGAATAGGTAAAGCACCTACTTTGTGTGCTGCTTTAAGATCACTTAATTTGTCTCCTACATAAAATCCTTTTGAAAATTTTATATCAGGATTTTCTTTCTCACAACGTTTGAACATGCCTGTATTAGGTTTTGCATACATATCATTTTTTCTTGAACTAGCACTGTAATACAAAGCATTAATGTCTCTACAACCTGCTTGTCCTAGGTAATCCATAAGTCGTTGATTTACAGAATCTACTTCTTGTTGTGTTACAACACCTTTTTCTATTCCGCCTTGATTTGTAATTATTACTATCTTGTGTCCGAGATTTCTAATCTTTGCTACAGCCTCTAAGCTACCTTTAATTGGTTTTAGATCGTCTGGATTTTTTATATAAGTTCCTATGTCTTCGTTGATAGTGCCGTCTCTATCTAAACCTACAACACATTTAGTATTGTAAGCAGACATCTTTTTACTTACATCGTTACTCCAATTTATTTTCGGTTGATTCACTTTGACTATCTCCTGGGTATACTCTATAATTGTCTTCGACACTATCAGGTGTACTAACTTCTGTAATAGAACCTGCAACAATACATTCTAATTGATGGGGCTGTAGTGGAGGATTATGCCAAGTGTCGCCTTCTTTTAATTCTTTTACATATAACTTTGCATTTGTAGTATCTATCCAGCGTACTTTAAATTGACCTGCGTTTACAAACCAAGTTTCGTCTTTTTCTCTGTGAAAGTGCATACTGAATTTAGCACCTTCTTTTTCAAAAACCATAATTTTACCACAGTACTTGTCATTGGTTGCCCAAATAAGTTCGTATCCCCAGCCTTTAGGAACAACTCCTTGTAATCTAGTAGGTTCAGTCATTTATATAATCCTCTATACTTTTCCATTTCATATCTACTACAGAATTTAGTTTGTCTAGGTTAGCACAAGTGTACTTTTGATATTGGCCTTTTATATTATCGGGTATAGAAACATATCTAATATCTGCATCGTATTTGTTTGCTATAGCACTACCAACAGTTTGGAAGCTAACAGGTCTTCCGGTACCTACATTAAAAATACCTTTAGCATCTA